CACTTTTATTCTCACAACACGCTTTTATTGGCTTCTGCATATAAAGTGCTTCGACTACATTATCCTCCTCATAGCGTCCATCGATATTGTATGAAAAGGATTATAACGTCTAATGAGGTGCATGTCACCAAAGAAACTAATGATAAGTATTTGGTTGAAATAGGTCCAAAAAAGAAAAGTAACCCCGACATGCGTTTTGACGTTCGGCAAGTTGTTGAACTTGATTCTAAGTTAGTTCCGCCTGATAAGTTGAATTTTGTCGTCGCCGCGGCTGCTCTCAAACCGCTGGTCGAACAGATGGTTGCTCAACGTGAGGTTGGTGATTCTGTTCTCAAAGCCATTTCTGATGTTAGTGGTATTGCTGCTCGTTCAGCTACACCACATTGGCGTGTTATGCGTCCATGTGTTACTACTAATAATCCGGGAGCTTCTGATTGTTCCATATATTCTTTTCTCATGTGCAATAATGTTACTGTTTATGATGATTGTGACTTCTGTGAGGATCCAAGGTATTGTTCAATCAAATGTTCAGACTGTGTTGCTTTTATGTGCTGTGGTTGTTTGTCACAGCGATATGAATATACCTCTACTTTATCTCCTTTTGTTTGTCAATGTGGTGGTTTGTTTAAAGTTAGTACTCCAGAAAGCGTTGCTGGTTTCCATCAATCTTGGCTTTGTGGTCATGGTTATGAGGGAGTAAATAAATTAGTTAATAATTTACTTGTTCCTTCTCATGACCAGCTACCTAATACTTTTTATAAGTTTGCTTATGATGTTGTTAAGGATGTTGGTGATGATTTCACTAATGTTCCGGATGAATCTATTGAAATGCCTGATTTTACTGATCCTAATCAATATCCTCGTGATATACCAGATGCGAGCGGAATTGGATTAGTTTACGGATTTCCCCAGGGTACAAAGAAAGGTGATGCTTGTGGTGTTGTTATTGATCATATGGTTAAAACGTTTCTTGAGGCTATGGAATTATTTAAAAATGGTAATTCAGAAGCTGGTGCCGCTCTTATATCCAGTCTTTTAGGTGATAGTGCTAAGAGTGCCTTGAAAGTTGAAGTTAAAGGTCCTAAGCTTGATGCTAATGATAATTATACGGATAGTCGTGATGCTCAACGATTATTTTATTCATTTACCTATTTTATGTTTATGGTTTCCAAGATGTTATTCGCAGGTTTTCTTCGAACAGGTTCCGGGACACCACATGAGAATATACCAGTCGCTATCGGTATGCGTATGGCTGGTAGTGGCCCTACTTTTCTTAAGGAAATGTTTGGTGATGGAGATGAGGATCCTGATGTTTATGAATCTTCTAAACTTGATGAAAATATTGTTATGCATGGTGATTTTTCCAAATATGATTGGAGATTGAGACATTGGCTTATGCAAATGATGGTCCAACGTTTGTGTAGGAAATTCAAGTTGGGTGTTGGTTGGATGCGTGAGTTTAACAAAGCTATTTTATCTCATGTTTGTAAAGTGCTTGTTAGTAAACATATTCTTAATCCTTATTCTGGTGAGCCTCTTTATGTTCACGGTTTACTTCCCAGCGGTCATTATTTGACTGCTCTTATGAATTCTTTGTGCAATGTCGTAATGCAATACATTGTTATAAGTATAATGGCTAAAGCTCCTTTACATGAAGTTAAGCGTAGTATGAAATGTAAAGTTTATGGTGATGACTTCATGAACGTAATAAGTAAACGTTTGATGAAGTCACTTGACAAACAAGAGTATTCCAATCTCATGCTCCGTTTGTTTAACATGAATATTCCTGTTAGTGAAATTTTCCAATGCACTAAGCTTTTTAATCGTGTTGGTGTCACTATTGATAATGCAGCTCCTGTTTTCTTGCAACATCAATTTTATCTTCACCATGATGGTGATGATGTTCATGTTATGATGCAGCGTCCATTCCGTCCTACACTCTGGTCTAAATTGTTCCTTTCTAGTGAGCATAAACTTACTATTTTTGAGCTTCTACGTCGTATTAGTTGTGTTGCATACCTTTTTGCCATTCGTAAAGAAGATTATGAAAAATTGAAGGATATTTATAATTCTTTGTATTGTCATTGGGATGGTGTGATCAATGATCAGGGTGACGATTACGTTGTTAAGAAGATGATTGATGTTGAAGCTGGTGTTGACCTTTCCTTGTTTCCTCGTTATGATCAGGTGATTAACTTAAACCAGTTTGAGTGTGGCTATCGCACTTATCGTGGTAAGACTATGTCTTGGCATCAATATCGCGATCGTTATGAACGCGACACCACCAAGGTTTACCATTTTAGCCAGTTGCGAACACATTTCGTATAATTTGTTTTGGTCTTTGCCAGCCTTCGCCACTAATAAAGGTG